CAAATTTGACTGCGATCGTTGCCGTACCAATATTTCAAATGACTACGTTCTGTGTTTTCAATCATTGCCTATTCCAAATTCTTTATCAATATTTTTCATCCCGTCGAGTACTACTGAAACATCAGCAATAGGCTTTACGATTGCCCACTGTTTTGTGTAATGTATATCTAACTGGCGCTCAAAGGGAATACAATCGTTCCACCAGTTGCTCCAGACTGTTCCTAGCGCACTAGACTTACCAGAAATGCGTTTCTTAACAGTATCGTAGATCCACTTGTTGTAATCGTTAAACGTTAGTATCATACCAACTGCACCATAATCTACAGACCATTGTAGATTTGAAGCTAGCAAGTATTTGGTAATTTCGTTGTTGCTACGATACTCAGGTAAAAGCCAACAACGGTTTCCGCCTGAGCTAAAACAACTGGATGTAGAGCTAGTTTCAACTGCACTTACTCCAACTATTTTATTATTGTCTAGTAAGAAGTCAATTTGGCCTAGCCCTTGATTCCAGCGAATATTGCTTTTAGCCAAATACGCAAGTCCTGCTGGACTATCGTAACCCATATTAGCAAGGGCAGGCAACTTATCGTTGGTAATCTCTGCCAAAAATTCTCGGTATAATGGTTCTATACTGCTAAAGTCTTCTGCACAGATATGTATTACGTCCATACCTGTATGTATGCGTTATTCCGATTCGGTGTTATCCAAGCAGGCAACAAAATGAATTCGAGGCTTTAAACTGCTGTTAATAGCAGTGTGCTCTAACGTAGTATCGACCCACCAGACACGCCCGTCAGAAGGGATGTGTGCAAGTATTGGCGGGTCAGTAAAGACAAACCGTGCTTGAGGGTGAGTATCAATTGCGATATGAACTCGAGGAGTCCTATCAGCATGTATGCTATAACATGTTCGCGGATACATTACCATTAATCTGCTGCGATATACTTTTAGGGGAAGGGTTGCAAAAAACTCTTCCCACCAAGTACCAACTAGATCTGGGTGCAGCTTGTCCCATACTCGCTCGTCAATACCTTCTTGAGATCCAATTCCTGCATCCCAATCTGTTGTCCCGTCGGTTTGCAGAGAACGCTGAATGTGATAACGACCATTTGGGTAGTCCCACATTAAACTATGTGCTTCTGCTTTAAGCCTAGATAAATCAACTGCAATGTCAAGCCGCTTAAAGCGGCTATCTGTATGTGGGATTAACTTTTGTATCTTTTTAGGTATCATGTAGTTCCAATAGCCATAAATCTGGTGCATTTATAGAGGTTTAACTCTCCGGCCCAGTCTATGCTATTTAACCCACACGATGCAATAAAGTCTTCTAATGTTTTATGACAATTGACGTGATCTGGAACGTGGAACATGTCGTTGCCTTGTAGTACTACTCGTGTGCCAGGAGGTAAAGTTTTAACCCATTCCCCGTGGTTTTCAAAGTGCTCAACGATTGTATCAATTACAATGGGATTGCTATATTGCTTAATGTTCAATTTACGAATATCTGTGCCAGAAACTTTTAATTCAGATTGAGTTACGGAATTAAGTTCTTGGGCAGCAACGTGAACACTTGTATCAACATCAACATTAGTAACCGTATCTAGGTACTTGCCTTTCATGTCGGCTAAGAATGGCAGCATGCCAACCCATCCGCCTACTAATAACATATTTGTTACCTTGTCTGTTACACGGCGAACTTTAGGGTACATGCCAAGCTCTGACATTTTATCAATGAGCCACAGTTTACTTTTAACTTGGTTACGACTTAATGCGTCTGCCCAGTTTAAGTCCCGGTGACTATTAACTGACTCTGCAAGCCTATTAATGTGAGTTTCTTGTGCAGGGTAGTATTGAGCTAACATCCTGCCTAGTAGCGGAATGTTGTTGTTTTTAACGCACGAGAACAAAGTCGTATCCGTGCCGAACATCATCTCCAACACATCAAAAATTTTCATAAAATCAGTGTGTGCATCTTTAAGATGCTTCATTGCCATAGCCATAACATAATATGGGTTCATTCTATAGAATGTATTTTGTTCTATCCAGTTATAACGGGCCCAGGTGTTGCCTTCGATTGCGTCAACGATGCTGTCATCTAATACAGGCGGTGGAGCAATATGTTTTGGCCAACGTGTTGTGTCTTCAAGGAGTGTGTATAGGCCGTGAATTTTAATGTACTCATGTAGCTTTAAAATTCCAGCATTGTTAGATGGATCTTTAACAGTTTCTAGCAACGGGTGTAGATCAACAAAATGTTCTCTTCCGATTTCAATGATCAGTCCTTCTAACTCGTTTTGGTTTTTAGTTTCTAGCCAACGATGAAAGAAATGGATACTATGACGATAGCCAATTGCTTCGTCTACAAAGTAGCAAAGTGCTGATCTTAATTCTGTATTCTTATCCACGGAACCATCCATATAAACTTAAATTTGTTCTCCACTTAACATCTTCATATGTCAGCGGCTTATCAGGGTGCAATTGAATGCGTTTTGTAAATTCACTTTGTTCTGCGTCTAAGTCAGGAAGTATCCAGCCTAGCCCGTCACTAATTTGCTTGCCAATGGACTTACTTGCTTTGACAGGATCGTGTGTAGACTCACTGACAAAGAAGTCTCTAAACCAGTCGTAATCACGAATGTTTACAAAATCAAAATTGTCATACTGCAACATTTTAACAGCCAGGCGTGCTCCGTATACGCTCCAAGCCCCATGCTCAACATCGCGACCTACTGTCATCCATGTTAGTAGTCGCTGGTAATTTGCAGCATGCATTACTGTAGGCCATTCGTCAAACTTTAGAACACGCCCTTGCTCCATGCTAAGTTTTACACCTTCGCGGAAGCCTACACGAAATGCTTGATACGGTGATCCGTTAGTGTGTACGTTGCTCCAGCAGCCTGGTAGTTCTTTGTAACGTTGAAAGTCCCAGCAGAAGTCAACTGCATCACGTTCTTCATCTGCAAGCTCGTGGCTTTTCATGTTAGCAAGATGTTCTGTGCTCCACATTTTAAGCCCGCCGTTGCCATACATAAGACCGTTTGTTACTTGTCTGCCGCCCCATGTAAAACTTACACGACCGTCCATATTAGCAGGCAAACGTTGCTGGAAGAATCTTGGATCAACTTGATTGTCTGCATCTACAGTAATAACATACTCGCTCATTGGAAACTGTGCTGCTGCTGCTTTATGGCAAGCATCAAAGCCTTTAACTCCGTGAACACGAGAAAGTTTTTTGTGCGGAACTGTTTTCTGAAGAATATCCCAATGCAAGTCTGCATTAGGTTCGTCAAAACTTAAAAACACAACAGGAATGTCACTGAAGGTTTTATCTTTTCTTACTACAGGCTTTGTGTTAAACAATGACATTTTTAAATTCCCTTTCAAGCCATGCCCAGTCGTTGATTTTGTTTAGTATTGCAGGTTCGTCGCTGTACTTTAATCCAAATCGTGACCCAGCTTGTGCTCCTAATAGTGCATACTTTCCGTTGTGTGCTTCCCAGCCTACTGTTGCCCAGTGCAATCTACGTTGGCTACACATTTCAATTTCGGACCAGTAGGTATAAATTGTAGACTCTGCGTGGTAACGATCATTTACAAGAACGCTTTGAACTCGACGATATGTTGCACGTTTCTCCGCAGGCCAATCTGTTTGTTCATTTACATACTTTGCAATCTCTGCAAGTTTTTGATCCCTAATTTTAATTGCTCGACGGATACGACTTTTAATCATTGTAAGTGCAGATAGTTTTGCACATTCACGGAACGCACCAACCCATGCAGATTCTGGGGTAGTGTTAAATCGTGTTTCGCAACTTACTTGATACATAGACACTGTAGCACGACCAATTGTAGTTGACAGATCAACTTCCCATTTGCGACCGTCTAAGAATGGGGCACGAGGGAACATTTTAATACCACCGTACCCATACTCTAAACCGTTTACAGGATTGCGGCTGGGCCAAACTAATACACACTCTGTTTCTGGTATGTCGCCGTAATGCAATGTATCTTTGTTAGGTTCCCAATGGAACTTAAATCCATCAAGTACCCAAGCGTCAGCATCGACTACATAAAAGTTTTCAGTTACACTTAACTGAGCACATGCTTTATGTACTTCGTAAATGCCCTTTACGCCGTCGACACGCTTTGCATTAGGAGCAAAGGATAGCAACCGTTGCCAGTTGTCTTCGCATCCTTCTTCGTTCATTGTTATGAAGAAAACGTCTAGCACTCGTTACTCCGCAATGAACTGTTCGACATCGCTTTCTTTAATATGAGGCGCTAGTCTGTGAGGATTGAAAAAGCTAGCTTTAAAGAACTTGCTGCCAGCTTCGTCTAACTCGGCAATATCTAGTCGCAAGTCTTGGCGCAAAACACGGCCGAGCTTTTTAATTTCGTCCATTAGCTTTGTTTTACTCCAAGAGTATTTGCTTACTGGACAAGTTTCTTCGTCGCCGGCAAACATTGGCATAACGGTTTTGGCCCAATACTGATTGTGCCATTCAAAGTCAGCGACCAGCTTGTAATCCCATTCGCGATTGCGTAGGTTTGTTAGGTAGCAGCCTAGTCGTGCGCCATACATTGCCCAGATGCCGTTTAATGTATCCATGCCAACGCTCATCCATACTAATAATCTACGATGGTTTTTAAAGTTGTTACGGTCAGCAATTTGACGCCAGTCCATTGGCTGTCCATCATGAAGTGCTAACTTAACACCTTCTCTGAATCCAGCACGGTATGCTTGGTAAGGAGTGGAGTTGTTATACACATCGCTGTAAATGTTGTTTAGTTGATGATAGTGAATATCCCAACAAAAATCAACTGCGCCAGCACCAGAATCAACTGCTTCGTGAGTACGCATTTGTTCCACAACTTTCTTAGGCCAAAGTTTTACGCCGCCATTGCCATACACCAACCCATTGATAACGTTTTTGCCAGACCATGATAACACATCACTGCGGTCAAACTTTGTTAAGTCCAATTCCATTTCAAAGAAGTCAGGACGAACTTTGTTGTCTGCGTCAATTGTAATGAAACGTTCTGTTTCGGCTAGCTTTGCTGCTGCTTTATGGCAAGCATCACTACCATACACGCCATGGCTACGTTTAGCCCATGGGCATTTTTCTAATAAGTCTGCGTAATTTTCATCTGCGTTTGGTTCGTCATAGCTGATAAACACTACGTCAAATTCTGTAATTGGGGTTTTCACTGGAGTACTCCGATATCTAAGTTGTTAGCTTTATATAACAAACTAGGGGTAACATGGGCAGGCCAATTTGGAATTAATTCAAACGGATGCTCTTGTCTTAGCATAAGCGCAGGCATTTCTGCCCAAGCAATAAAGTAATCAGGATCAGGTTGTGTTAGTATTGCAACCGTTAAGTTGCCTGTAATAGAATCAATTGCACAACCTTGGCGATAATGGCTTTGTGCCCATAAGCCGCCGTCCTTTGCAAATACACTAACATGCTTTCCTGGGCCTGTATGGCTTATGATTGTTCGCTCGTCAATAATTTCTGTGAACTGCGTATGGTGTGCAGTTCTAACCAATGTTAGTCCACTGGCCACAGGAGGCATATTGATTCTTATTTCTTGCCCATGGTAAAGGATGTGTTGAATTACATCATGATCCATAAACGCCCATAGGCGCTTTTCCCAGAACCCACGTTCGATTATTTCGCTAAGTTTTATCTCGTCGTTGCCAAACAGGTTATGCGGGTCTTCAATGTCAGAAATAAAGAAGGGTATGTTTTCGCTAACAACATTCTTGTCAAGGCCTTGCTTGACTTTAGTTGTCCATTGTCGACTTGCTTCAAATCTAATATGCCCTGTATCAGCAAATAAGATTGCTCTAATAGGAGTATTGTCAAACGAATCTGTTTCGCCAGCAGATAGCCAACCTCGGTATACATGCTTCTTTCTATATTCAAGTGGCTTCCTGATGTCAACTAAGTCTAGTACGCCTAAGTTCTCGTTTAACGAAATCCTGTAGTCGTTTTGGTTTGTTTCGCCGGACAGGATCTTTTTAACTCTTGCATAGTTTAAAGTTAAGCTGTTTGCGGACGTAGATTGGCCGGGCTCAATAGAAATAATCTTTCCTGTGTGCTCGTTATAAAATACGCTCCAAAACTCTGGAGTTTTCTTTTGGCGACGTCTAAGCTCAAACTTTAGCTCAGTCATAGCTTCCAGTACTCTAAAGGCTTAATGCTGCCTGCAAGCCAAACAGGATGCAACTGTGTATGATTTTCTAACTTAAAGTTTCCGTTTGCTGGATAAAATGCGATCCAGTCATGCCACATATGGCTTGCATACATCACTGGTGCAAGCTCTAAGTCACGAACACTTAAATCAACAACTTTAAACCACTCTGGCGTTTCCCATAAACCTGTGTGTGCTACGGCTGCAAGTAAATGTTCTAGTCTAACTGATTCAGGATCAGGTACATAGGTAGGCCAATAAGACACAGGGTCTAACTCTTTAAAAATCTCAAAACTCTTTTTAGCAAGTTCTGGATTACCAATAACCATTACATAGGGCCATGCAGACATTTCATTGACTTCAATTGGCTTGCGGAAGTTAATTTTGTTTTGCTCAATTGGCACGAGTCTGTGGTCGACTCCGCTGCCAGGCATGTAGTTTTCTTGTCTTGCTACTGCAATTTCTGCTGCTGCATGTGTTGTTTGTCTTGTACATGTTCCTGCTATGCAAACAATATCGCCGGCTTTATACTCAACACTCGCAAGTGTTGCCAGTTGTTCATATGGGTCAGCAGAAACTTCAACAACATTAATATCAACAGATGCATTTACAAACTTTGCATCCATTGATGTAATCTTTACATGGTCAGCAGAATCTGGAGGAGCAATAATATGCAATGTCATGCCAATGACTCCATAATCTTTTCGTAGTTGCGAAGAATACTTTTCTTGTTCATCATGTGTACGTCTTCGCCTTTAACTTCTACTACCATGTTCTTCCACTCTTCTGGTAAGTTGCTTAACATTACCCAGTGATTAGGACCTTTAACTTCTATAATGTCATCACGCTGATCTTGATAGCGCATGAAGTTTGGGATTTCGCCAATGAAGCCCCCGTCTTGCCAACCATTGCACATATGAGCTGCAATACTTGCAGAGTAGTCTGTGCGATATAGCGTACCTGGAAACTTGTACAGGAAGCGATAGTACTCCCAATTCTTTTTAACTGCCGTCCACACATTAAAGAAATGTTCGGCTTCTTCGCTTTTGCGCCAATAGACTACAGTTGACCACCACATGCGAATACCAGCATAGTGTAGCCAACGTTCAGTTGTATATGGCTCTTCCATGCGAAGATTACGAGCATCTCGATACATTGCTACATCGTGTTGCCCACCAAATAACATTTCCAAATTATTGTTGCCGCATAGGTAGTCAGTGTCTAGCAAAATAGTTTCATCAAACGGACTTAGATTGTAAATGTCGTGTTTGTTGGTATTTGTAAACTGTGCGTTAAAGCTGTGATATGCACCATCGTGATGAAGACGCATGTTCTTTTCATATTCTGGATTTGTAACAATGATGTCGTCCCAGGCAGCGTTCATTAATGCGCGGCCATGCGTATTCTTACATTGTTCTAAGCTGGCTTGATTGGTTACCAGTACAACCGGAATATCAGGCATGTACTTTTTTGCTGCATAGGCAGCTACTAGGGCCAGTTGAGTGTAGTCCAACTGTTCGTTATTGTAAGCGAACATCATGAAACCGCGTGTGCTCATGATTATAATCCTACAATTTTTGCAGTTGTTCGAGCCGCTTTTAGTTTTTGTTGTTCTGCTTGCTTAAGAGCCATTGCCGAATCGTATGTCTCGGTAGCTTGTTTTAAAAATTCAACAGGATTTTCAATCCTGATAGTGTTACCACTGTTATCATCAACATACATTGGAGCATCTGGGGTGCGAACTTTGTAGTCAGCAAAGGCAATTAGCGACTGAGTCGCTTTGAAAATTGCATTTTGGTAGGAGAACAGTAAGGCAGCAAGTACTCGCGCCTCGATGTTTTGGCGCTGTACCTGCAAAGTAAGTCTATAGTTAGCAAACGCTAACGCATCGTTTAGGCGATTGTCCATTTGATTCCAGAATAATTATGTACGCTGTTATTTACCAACGTACATTTCCTGGTTTAACCAATTAGATTGCGTGCCAAGGGGTGTGAATTTGAACAGTTGGGGTTGGCAACTCTAATGTAACGTCGTTCTCTGTTACAGTAGTAGGATGGCTCATTAGCACTGTCATTGTGATTGTGCCGTTTACTGCTGTTCCGATGCCAGCATGATCCAATAATGTACGTAATTGTAATTCGTCGCCTACAATGTTGCCGTAGACTTTTAAACGGCTTGATGCGTATCCACCATAGCCACCATAGC